CTGTAGACATTAAATGTACTACCTCATACATAAGATTAATTATACTATCAGCCCTTATAGAGGCTGGTTTCACAAGAATAGGGCTAGCACCGACGTTTATACATACTGATGTAGACCCTATAAAGCTAGATTGTATCTGGCTATACTAAGAGATTTAAAATGAGACACAAAGGTTCATTAAATGAGAAGACTAAGGCTTGGAATAAGCTTGGACTATTTATCACTGATACAGGAGCTAAGAAGGCTATGAATATTATTGATAAACTAGAGGGGGAGGAGTATCTTAATGCTTACTATAAGCTATTATCATTCTTCAAACCTAAATTACAAAGTACATCACTCACATCTGACGAGGGAATAACGATTAATATAGTAGAGAATGGAGATTAACTTTAAGGTTACGGAGGTATATAAGAGATTATCTTCAGCTTGGGACAAGCATAGGTATATTATTGCTTATGGAGGTTCTTCAAGTTCTAAGAGTATCACTATACTACAACTATTAACGTTATACGCACTACGTAATAAGAATAAAACTATTACATTAGTAGCGGAGAGTATGCCAGTAATTAAGAAGACTATACTTAAAGATTGGAAGATGATAGTGATGCAGGAGATGTATGACCCTAAATCTTTGAATAAACAAGAGATGATATACACATTCCCTACAGGGTCTGTCTTTCAATTTGTACCAGCAGATGATGAGAGCAGATTTCACGGGATGAGACAAGATGTATTCTATGTAGATGAAATTAATCATATATCGGAGGAAGTCTATAAGCAAGCAGACATCCGTACAAAAGATAAGGTATTGAGTTCTTTCAACCCTACAGCAAAGTTCTGGTTGGCTTACGATTTTGAGAAGGAAGGTACTTATGTAGATCATTCTACATACTTAGATAATCCATACTTAGACGATGCTATAGTAACGGCTTTAAAGAGTCGTATAGGTAAGGATAAAAACTTTACTGATGTATACTTGTATGGCAAGTGGGGCAGTCTAGAAGGTTTAATATTCTCTGAGAATATAGATTGGGGGATAGTTACAGAAATACCTAAAACTTATGATGAGCGTATATTAGGTTTGGATTGGGGGTTTAATCACCCTACAGCTTTAATTGATGTAAGGATACTAGATGGAGAGATATACCTAAAAGAGTTACTATACGATAGTGGTTTGACTAATCAGGACATCGCACCATACGTTGTATATAAAACTGTAGCTGATAGCGCTGAACCAAAGGGCGTTGAAGAATTAAGGAGATTAGGAAAGAACATTACATCGGCTAAGAAAGGCCCAGATAGTGTTCTTAATGGAATAACCCTTATGAAGCAATACAAATTACATATACATAGGGATAGCATAAATTTAATAACTGAACTGCGTAACTACAAATGGGATGAGGACAAAGAGAAGAACGCAGTAGACAAACCTGTTAAAGCTTTTGACGACGCTATAGACGCTGCCCGTTACGGGATTAGCTATTTACTCAGCAAGAGAAACGTATGGTTTAAATAGGACAAAAATATGGATAACTTTTTCGGAAGCCTATACAACAAGGCAAGAACAACAAACAAACTAAACAAGGCGCTATACTCAAGTTGGTATATGAGTGGTATGCCAGTTAATCCTACTAGGAGCTACACTAACGATTTAGTGACTGGTTATACGGATAACGAAGTGATATACTCTATCATTAATAAGATAGCGAAGACCGCATCTAATATACCTTTAGTAGTAGTAGATAGTGAAGGTACACCACAAGACAATCACTGGGCTACGAAGCTTTTACGAGCTCCTAACGAGGACACAACGATTACAGAGCTTGTAAATAGTTATTATGTATACCTACTATCGATTGGTAATAGTTATATCTACGCACCTAAGCTTACTGACGGCAGAACGTTAGAGCTGTGGACGATGCCTTCGGATATCGTAGAGGTAGTAGCAGGTAACTGGAAGAACCCTATCGAGGGATATAAGGTGATGTACGGTACACAAGAGGAGATAATGAAGAAGCGCACAGTGTTACACTCTAAGCTCTTTAATCCTAACTTCCAAGATAGTGGAGAGTGGATGTACGGCTTATCGCCTATTAAAGTAGCAGCAGAGATTATACGTAATATAAATGCGGGTAACGAGCGTATGGCACTCTTAGCAGAGACTGGCGCTCCACCATTTATAATCTCTTCACAACTACCAGAGGGCCTAACGAGACCTCAACAAGAGATGCTAGAGGATAGTTATAACAGTAAGTATGGTAATATATCATCTACTAATAAGCCAATGCTCACAGGTACACCAGTTAAGGTAGAGATGCTAGGCACTAACGCAGCAGATATGGAGCTCGTTAAGAGTAGTGAGTACGCTACGAGAGTCTTATGTAATGTGTATGGTATACCTTCACAACTTCTAAACGATACGTCAGGAAGTACGTATAACAATGTTATAGAGTTAAAGAAGGACTTTATCACATCTACGGTAATGCCACTTAATAAGCAGCTAGCAGAGAAGCTTACTACTTTCTTACTTAAAGATGAAGATGTACGATTCGAGTTTGATTATTCTAATATTGAGGAGTTGAGTAAGAGCATAGATGAGAGAATGATTGCGCTAGATAAAGTAACATTCCTTTCTACTCAAGAGAAGAGAGATATGTTTAATTACGATACACCTTTAGATGAAGTGCAAGATGAAGACGACACAAGTGAATAACTTATTATTAGGTATAATAACACTACTGCTATCAGCGTTCGGAGGTATGTATCTATTCGACAGGTCAACAACTACTAACGCTATCAATACTAATACAGACGTTATAAGAGAGTTTGTACTACAGAATAGTGCTGAGCATAGTAAGATAGAAGATAAGCTAGCAGACGCAGAGATACACACCGCTACGGTGGATATATGGACGTCTACAGTACATAAGTTAGAGATAGTGCCAAATACACTACGCTCTGTGAATAATGATAAAAGAATAACCAAACTAGAGAATAAGAAGCAATGGAAAGACAACTAGAATATGCAGAGGGAGTACTAGTAACAAACTCAATAGACGAGGAAGCTCGTACCGTAAAGTTTTATTACGCGCGCTTCGATTCCCCAGACGCAAGAGGACGTATAATGCACAAGAATGCATTCAATCGTACAATTACTAATAACCTAGATAAGATATATCACCTTAACTCGCATAATGAGGAGTTACCAATAGGTAAGCCTATCGAGTTTGGAAGTGATGCTAAAGGTGCTTGGTGTAAAAGCAGGCTATCAAAGAATTCAGACGGGGAGAAAGCCCTACAACTATATAAGGAAGGTGTGTATAAGTACCACTCTGTGGGCTTCTATATACTTAACAGCGAAGATAAAGAAGGTAATGAACTAGTTACAGAGGCGCGTATCGCCGAAGTTTCGACTGTACTTTACCCCGCTCATACCGGTGCGACTCTAATCAGTCTTAACACCGAGAGAGACAAAAGACTAAACAGTATCGAAGAATCCGTAAAGGCACTCAGTCTCGACAAAAGTCACACTGACTCGCAGAAGGAAATCAGCGACGCAATTAAATTTATACAAGAATATTAATACAACACAATGGAAAATATTAAAGAAGTATCAGAAATGTTACTTAACAAACAAACAGAGATGCAAGAGAAAGTTAAGAATGATTTAACAGCATCAATCGATAAGGTACAGAATAGTATTGATACCTTAGAGACAAAGATCGCTAAAGAGGTTAAAGAGACTCCTCTATCAGTAGACAAGATGATACGTAATGGTATCAAAGATAGCTGGGGAACTAAAGACCATACATTCATAATGAATGCTATACATCAACCTACTAACTTTACTGACGGAGATGCTCCTGTAGTATTACCTTTCAGAGAAGCTGGTATAGATAAGCTTTTAGCTCGTCCTACTATGGTATCACAATTAGTGCAGTGGGGAACTACTTCATCTAATATGATTGATTGGATTGAGCGTACAGACAAGACTAACTCAGCAGGTATGAGAGCAGAGAATGCAACCATGGCAGAGGGTGACTTAGAGTACACAGAGAAGTCAACTAAAGTAAAGATTCTTTCTGAG